CTCATATTTACTCAATATTTTTATAGCTATATCAATAGCTTTATTGACAGAACACTTTTTCTTATTTAATATCTTTTCAGCTAACTTAATTACTTGTTCCACATTTGCTAATACCATCTGACACCTCTTGAATATACTCTGCTTTCCAACCATCCTCAGTTGATTTATTTTCTCTAGCTAAATAACTTGCATAGCTACGACTAACCTTTATATATCTACTTGCTTCTTCAGCACTCTTAAGAATCTTTACCTCTCCAGTATTTATATTGAAAATTTTTATAATTTTTCCTGGTCCACCACGATTTGTAGTTTTTATTTCTGAATCTTCATATTTTATTTGTTTCTCAATTTCATTTTTTATTTTTTCATTTCTCTTTCTTATTGCTCTTAAATTAAGTTCAAACATATCTTCTAAATCCATAGTTTTACTTAGAACTTCATTTGCATCCATCCAAATTTTAGCCATTTTATTACATCTCCCTTATTAAAATACCTAACATTTTATATTGCATTATTTTTGCTACAACTGCTGATAAATGCAATATCTTAAACCACAACATTTCTCTTTGTAGATACTCCCATCCAGATACTATTTCAAAAGTAGCTTTACCTTCATATTTTACTCGTTTAAATGGATTGTCTATTTCTGTACCCTCAAATGTTACTTCTTCAGTTCTTGTATCATTTATCTCAAAACTTCCCTTATCGCATTCTAAGAACACTTTCTCACACTCATATTTCACTCTTAGACCTCCAATATTTTTTAACTTCTAGGAAGTAATATTGTATAATTACTCCCTAGACTACTTAACTTAATTAAAAAGGTATATCGTCATCATCTATTGCTTGAAAACCTTGTGGGTCCAGTCCTGGTGGTATATATTCCTGTTGCTCTTTATGATTATTACTATCACTTTTACTAGAAAGTAATTCTAAAGCATTCACGTTAACTTTAGTAATAGATTTCCAGCAACCATTTTCATCTTTGTAATTATATATATTTAACTCTCCAACAGCATATATAGGCTTACCTTTAACAAGATATTGCACTAAATTCTCTACATGTTTTCCTAATTGCTCGCATTGAATAAAATCAGTTATTTTATTTCCATTTTTATCTTTAAACCTTCTATCTACTGCCATTGAAAAGGTTATTTTTGGAGTACCTGAATTTGGAAGGTACTTCAATTCTGCATCTGCAACTAATCTTCCAACTAAAGTTATTGTATTCATTTAACTAGCCCCCTTCTATTTTTCTTCCTGTTCTTCTGTATACTCAACAAAGTAAGTATAAGTTGTCTTGCTATTTTGCTTCTCTCTAGCAACCTTTACTGTATATCCAGCTTTCCCAAGTAATCTTAATAACTCCAATCTATCTTGTTCGTTTAAAGAACCACTTCTTTGTGCATATATTCTCGCCATTTTATACCTCCCCTTTCTAGGAAGTAATATATTGATATTTACTTCCTAGAAGTATAATTTTATTTAAATTTAACCTTTTGACTTTTCTTAATTATGTCATCTAGTTCGTCAGGTGAATATTGAGTAAAGGTTTCATTGAAGTTATGAAACTTATTTTTACTCACATTAGGAGTATTCACATTTTTATGATTAGACTGTTTCTTCTCCTGTTTACTCTTTTTCTTCCTCTCAAACTCATTTTGATACTCTGTAAGTTCTAAATTAGTTTTTACACCTGCTTCTATCCAATTGTTTAATATTGTCTTTACATACTTATAATTCTTAACTCCATTTGATATTGCTTCATCAATAGCTCTTATAATTACATCAGCTTCCATTCCATCATCTAAGTAACTCATTAACTCTATAAAGTTATTAGGAGTAATCACACCTATATATTTTTCAAAGTATTTTTTTATATAGGTGGTTTCATCTTGTTGAGGTTGTTCATTAATAACAATAGTAGTAATATCATTATTTACTTTAAAGTCATTACTTACTACTTCCGTGTTTTCCGGTTTCCGAGAAACCCGGTTTCCGGGAAATCCGGTTTCCGGGAAATCAGTTTTTCGGGATTTTAGCTTCTGAGGATTTTCAAGTGGTATCTCATATACTTGATAATCATATCCTCCAAGCATCTTATTAGTATTAGAATCTCGACAAGGTGTTCTTGTTATATATCCATTTTCTATGAGCTCCCTTAAAATATTTGCTGTAGCATCCCTCCCATTTTTACTTCTTTTATATAAATCATTAACATAGATTTTCCAATGGTCGGGCTTACTAATCAGATATGAATGTAAGCCTTTTGCTTGCCAGCTTAATTTTACATCTTCCAAACAAGTTTTATTTAAAACTACATATGGATTATCTTTGTCTTTGCTTACTCTTATAATCCCCAATACTATCACCTACTCTTGTTTTTGCTTCTCTAAAATGCTCTTATATCCATTTAAAACTTTCTCATACTCCTGCTTAGTCAAATCTACTGCTAACTTTCCAAACTTCTTATATACTTCACTATCAACTCTATTTTTATCTTTTTCTATAGATTCTCCTAGCGAATATAGTATATTTAATTCGCTCTCATTAACTTCTTTTTTTTTCTGCTCATTTCCATGTTTATTTGTTGCATCACTATCTTTTGTATCATCAATACAAAATAATCCATTTAAAGCGTACTTTCTTGCATAACTTGATACACTTCCAGTTACTTGTGCTAAATCCATACCTTTTTTAGTTTCATCTTCTCTAGCTAATGCCTTTGTAGATACTTTCTCTCCTGTTTCTGCATCTATTAAAGTTGCTGTAGCTTCTACATAAAATCTATTTCCTATCTGAACAATATTATCATCCAATACAACCAATGCTTTTTCTTCTTTTAGAATAGGCTTTAAACCTTCTAGTATATCCTCACAACTCCTATAGTTGTATTTACCAAAGCTATTAAATTGACTTTTAGGAGCTTTTAAAGTACTCTGTATATTTACAAGTTTTATATAAACATTATTAGTTTCCATGGTCCTCACCTACTCTTTTTTAGCTTTTGGAATTGTTAGTGTAGTTCCATATTCAATCCTACAACCTTCAACCTCATGACCTTTTTTGATAAAGTCTTTAATGGTATTTTTATCTACTTTTACAACTTGCTCTACTGTTTTATATATAGCAGGTATCTTTTCTTCATCTTCTATGACTAAGCTACCTGCTGACTTTCTTATACTTATATTTCCTAAAAATGTTTCTACCTTTTTAATACCAAGCAGTTCCATACATTCCTTTATGTTACTTTTTAATCTATCAAGACTATTCTTCTTAATCTTCTTTAACTCTTGCATTCTCTTAATCTCTAAGTCTAAAGAGTTTATATCACTATCAATATCTATTATCACTGAAACTATCCTAGTGTTTTTATTTTGTATCTCTTGTTTTATTATTTCTTTTATTTCCTCTAGTTTTTCAGCTTCATTTCCTGTTATTTCTGTTAAACCTTCTTCTATTTCTAATAAATCTGTAGTTAATTCATATAAAGTACTCATAATTTCCCTCCGTTTGTGCTATAATTAGCTTAATTAAATTTTTTACTTCTATTTTTGAATTGAGCCTCGCTATAGGCTCTTTTCTTATATCTGTACATCTATAGGTCTATCTCTTTCAAGTTCTTCTAAAATTAATTGAAATATCTTGTAATCCTCACTTTCTTCATATTCTTTTATTTCAATTTGTGTATCTATAATTTCTAGTAATGACTCAGCAAATATTTTTAATCTTTCGTTTACACTTTTTTCTCTTAAAGCATTACTCAATTCAATTTCTTCTAATATATTTCTTTCTTCTTTTTTTCTAAGTTTTGTATAAAGTTCCTCATTTTTATTTATTTCTAAATTAGCTCTATTTAGTTGTTGCTCTACTGCATTTCTCACTATAATTAAACTTTTCATGATTAATCCCCCTTAATTTAGCATTTCAATGCAATAATCATAGCTTATTGCATCATCTATAGTTATAGACGATTGTACTAAATCATCTAATTCTTTATCAAAATAAACTACTGTTAATTCAAATTCTTGTGATTGAGTTATTATACAATCGCTTTCAAAACCAAATCTTGCACATGTTACTCTGATTGCTTTACCTGCTTTAAGAATTTTTGTAGGAAATTTTACTTTAAGTATTTTCATATCACTATCCCCTTATTATATTTTTTAAGTCCTTCAAAACTTGCTTTCTTATTATATTGCTTACAGAACTGTATATAAGCTATTAATACTCTTACATTCAACTAAATCACCCCCTTTCTTGGCTTATAACAATATCTTTCTTTAAAATAAGCAATTGATACCCTGCCAGAAAAAGTCTTAAAACCTTCTTTTTCTAATTCTTCATTTAATTCCGCAATTATTTTGTATGCAGTTGCTTCGCATATATCTAAGAATTTAGCTACATCTTTTGCTCTATAAAATAATTGTTCTTTAGCTACTACTTTTGTCATCTAAAACACCTACTTTCAAAATATTCTGTATTTAATTTTTATCTTCCAACTAGTTCGTCTAATGTAACATCTAAATAATCAGCTATTTTTATTAAAGTATTTATAGTTGGATTTTTCTTTTCATTACGTATAATTTTGTATAATCCACTTTCATCTATTTCTAATTCCTTTGCTAACTTATAGGGTTTTATATTTCTTTTTCTTAGTATTTGACTTATATTGTCGCCTATTAACACTTAATCACCTCAGTTCTACATGGTATAATATAAATATGGATTATGTCCCATATTATTAAAAATGGAGGTGCTATATATCAATGAAAAAATTATCAGGAAACTATGTAGATATTGAAATACTTAGTTCTTATTGTGATTCTATGGGAATCAAAGATATTATAATATTGACTAATTTTGGTTTTGTAATTGGAGAACCAGATTTCAAAAATGATTCTACGGGTATACATAAAGATTTAAATAAACTAAAAGTTGACCTTGTTAATAAAATGAAAGACGAACTTCAACTTGTAAACAACACTAATACAATTGCTTTAAAAAATGTTATTGTTAAATATCCTAATATACAATTAAACTTCAATGAGATGATATTATATCCTGAGCAAATTGTAGGTTTTTTTCCAGTTGATAGAGAAGATTATCTGGAACAATTTTCTTTATGTCAGGATTAATGTTTATTTTAATCTGTTCTTGGCCGTTTGGCCATTGAGCAGATTTTTTTATGAAATCTTTGTACTCTTCTACATTTTCAAACTCTAATATTATTTTCATTTAATTACACACTCCTTTAATTTCGGTATTTTCTGAATCACTTTGTCGCTCCAGTTTTTCATACTCAACTTCTTTTGTACACATACAACATATCTTAGGCTTCAATCCTTTTTTAACTTCTACCTCATTATCAAACCCACAGTATGGACACTTGCAAAAATATCTTACTCTTGAATCACTTGTATTATTTTTCATGTATTTAACAACCTCCTAGTTAATAATTAATTAAAACAATATATTTCAAAATATTCTGTATTTAATTTCTAAAGTGCTACAGTTATTTAACTTAATATTGACAACTGCTTTTGCTCAACATAAGATACATTGCTTGATTGCTTTATAACTCCAAGTTTCAAAAGTTTTTCCATTATTTTATCTATACCTTTGCTAGTTAAAAATGTCTTGTAATCTTCTATTACTTTCCCGTATTCTATGTGTGTTCCACTTGGTTTTCTTGTAAATAAACCTTGCTCTACATATTTTGTGTAAGGGCTATTATCTTTCTTTAAATACTCCATTTCTCTCAATAATTTATACATATTGTTTCTTCCATAACCTTTTATTGCTAGTGTCTTTGAAAAATCTTCTATTGTTGTAAGACCTTCATTATTTAAAAATCTTTCCCATTTCTCAACTTTAGGCTGTTGTAATTGTATTATGTTGTCTTTTTTCTTAATTAAAGATTGGCTTTCTTCTTGTTCCTTTATCCAGCACTTAGCACGTTCGATTGGGTCATCTATCATATAACTACACTTTAGTTGTTCTTTTAGCTCTTGCTCCATATCATTAAATCTTTTTACATATCTAGCTGTAAAAATAATACCTTTTTCTCCAGTAAATTTATTTGCTAGAAAGTCACAACCTAATTTTGTTACATTATAGCAAGGTCTACTTTCATTTTTTGAATCCAAATATGTTGATTTTATAAAGTAATCAACCACAACAAAATTGTTGTCGTTAAGAATATCAATAATTCCTTTTGTTTTTTCTGTTCCTTCTAATTTCCTTAAGACTTCCCAGTGTCTGATTTCTAACATATCAGCAATTTCTAATGTTGTTATTGTATTTTTATTGTTAAGTTGCAAATTATTCATATCTAAAGCTCCTTTCTTGTAATCTGAGTCCTTTTATGCTATTATTCATTAAAGAGTTTTTCACAATTAGTATTTAAAATTCTAGCTATCTTTAAAGCTGTACGAATGTTTGGGAGACGTTCGCCAGCTTCATAATATTGATAGCTTCTCTCTGTTATTTTGGCTTTTTGAGCAACCTCTAATTGTGTTAAGCCAATTTTTTCACGTTGTAGTTTTAAATTATTATTTATTTTCACCCTCTCCTTTTTATTTAACACGCCAATATTGTTCGTGCTATGTTTTATATATTACACGCTAATATTGTTCGTGTCAAGAAATTTATTTATTTTTTTATTGGAGCGTGTAGTTATGACTAAATTCAAAGATAATATTAAGCTAGTAAGAAAGCAAATGAATATGACTCAAAAGCAATTTGCTAGTTTGTTTGGTATCTCAGAACGTGCATATCAATATTATGAATCGGGTTCAAGAGAGCCAAATATAGAAACTTTAATATTAATTTCTAACAAACTTAATGTATCTACAGATTTTTTGTTAGGTCTTTCGCCTAACCAAAATAGAAATTAATATTCAACTTTCGTCTGCTTTTTAGCAGGCGTATTGTTGTTTGCTCTATTTCCATCTAATCACCTCTTTTGAATATTCTATATTTAACTTCCAAAGTGTTATTTTAATTTTGGGAGTTGGTATTTCACCTACCCCTTCTATTTATTATTTAAAAAAAGTATTACTAAATACAATTCCTAAAAAATAAAAGATTCCAATTAAAATTCCTCTAATGAATATTTCTTTCTCTTTATTTTTCATATACTTGCTCCTTTAAAATATTTTATATTTAGTTTTCAAGGTACAATTAAAACCTTATAGTTTACTATGATTTACAGTAAAATCAAAAAAAATTTCATTTATTGTTTTCCCTGTTTCGAGCGAGATTTTATGCGCTATTTCTAAACTCGGATTAACCTTACCGTTTTCTATTCTAGATAAATACGGTCTTGATATACCTATCTTATCAGCGAATTTTTTTTGTGATATTCTAGATTCTTTTCTAATATATTGTAAATTATTTTTTATATTAATCCCTCCTAACTTTATTTATAACTTTTTTGTTAATCATAGTATACGTCTTTTTTTTACTCTTGTCAATTATTTTTTACTAAATTTTTATTTTTGTTAACAATAGTTTACATTTTTCTGATATAATTAAGTCAACTATTATTTAGATGAGGTGTGAAATTATGCAAACATTAGCAGAAATTATTAAAGAATATAGAAGTGAACATAACTTATCTCTTAGAGAATTTTCTAATCTTTGTGGTGTGAGCCATACATATATAGATAAGATAGAAAAAAACAGAGACCCAAGGAATGGTAAAGCTGTTGAACCTACTTTAGATATGCTTGAAAAAATGAGTTTTGGATTAAATTTAACTTTAAAGGAGCTATTAACTAAATTAGGTAAAATACAACCTAACACTCAACAAGATGATGAATTATTAAAAAAAGTTAACTCAAAAGAAGATAATGAAGTTAACGAACTAATAAATAGATTAGCATCTTTAGATTCAGATGATAAAAATGCAATAAAAAAAATGATAGATAATGCTTATTATAAAGCAGTTAATACTAAGAAAGAATAAAAGAGCTAAAGCCCTTTTATTCTTTCTTTTCATTTAGATTATAAATTTCATTTATTTTAGCTCTTATTTTTTTATACTCTTCTGAATTATTTTTCAATACTTCTTTTAACTTACTGACATATAAACTCATATTTTCATTCTCATTCAAATAAACCATCCCCTGTAAAGTATTTTTCTATCCCACCAACTGAACATACGTTCTTAAAAATGATAATGATTTCCCTCTAGAATCTATCTTTCCTCCTTATTACTTTTATTTGTTTATCTATTTCAGCACTATTTTTATAGTGCTTTGAAAGTGCTTTTCTTATTTACATTTTAACACATTTTTCCACCAAAAAATGTTCTAATGAGGAACATTTTTTACAAGAAATTACACAAACTATTAATTATAAAAATGTCATAAAAATAATTAAAAGGTGGATTTTAATAAATGTTGAAAAAATTAAGAAAAAAGAAAAGAATGACACAACTAGAATTAGCAGAAAAAATGAGACGTAACAGAAGTTATATATCAAAACTAGAAAATCAAGAGTACAAAGATATAGGTATATCTACGATATTAGACTTATCTATAGCACTAGAAGAAGACTTCTTAGAACTGTGTAAATATTACAAGCTTCAAGAAATAAAAAGAAGAGGAAAATAAAACAATTATTTAGATAGCATATCTAACATGTTATAATTATTGTAATATTAAAATGACATAATTGGGGGTGTCTAAAATGCCTGCTTACAAAGACGAACAAAGAAAAAGTTGGTATGCTAGCTTTTATTTTACAGACTTCGATGGGGATAGGAAAAAGAAAATTAAGAGAGGTTTTAAAACTAAAAAAGAAGCTCTAGAGTTTGAAAGAGAATTTTTGAATAAATCTAAAATGAGTACTGATATGAGTTTTGAAAGTCTCATAGAAGAATACATGCACGATATGTCTTCTAGATTAAAATTATCTACATTAGAAACTAAAAAGTATTTAATAAACTTTAGAATTTTACCTTTTTTTAAAAGTCTAAAAATAAATGAAATTACTGCCACACATATACGGAAATGGCAAAATGAATTATTAAAAAGTGATTACAGCCAAACGTATATAAAAACAATAAACAACCAGCTTGTTGCTGTATTAAATTATGCAGTTAAATATTATAACTTACCTTCTAATCCCGCTCATTTAGCAGGTACAATAGGCAAAAAAAATGCAGATGAAATGAATTTTTGGACATTAGAAGAGTTCAAAAAATTTATTGAATTTGAAAAGAAACCAGAACCTAAATTAGCTTTTGAAATTTTATTTTGGACAGGTCTTAGACTAGGGGAGTTATTAGCTCTTACTCCAAAAGATATTTTTGAAAATAAAATAAGTGTTGAAAAAAGTTACATAAAATTAAATGGTGAGGATATTGTTTCTTCTCCTAAAACTTCTAAAAGTAAACGTGTTGTCCCTATCCCATGTTTTTTATATAATAATATAAAAGATTATCTATCTAAGCTGTATGACTTAAAAGATAATGAAAGAATATTTAAATTTGCTAAAAGTTATCTTTCTAAAGAACTAAATAGATGTTGTAAGTTATCTAATGTAAAAAGAATTAGAGTACATGATTTAAGACATTCTCATGCGTCGTTATTAGTGAATATGGATGTAAATATATTAACTATAGCGGAAAGATTGGGGCATGAAAAAGTAGAAACAACTTGGAATACATATTCGCATTTATACCCGAATAAGCAACTTGAAGTTGCTCAAAAACTAGATAATTTAAATATATAG